AATCCTGGTCCTGGAGATAAAGATACTCCTGTTGTAGATGTTCCTTCTATTACAGAAGAAGATTCTGATTCTGAAACTTATGTTCCTTATATTAAGCCAGAGAATCGGACTACTTTGGATTCCGACATGTTGCCACGTTCTGTGCCAGCAGAGATTCCTATTCCGACACCTCCTGTTAATTATGTTGCAGCTCATTTTTCGTACTTAGGCAAGATTGCAAATCTTGCTAAGTCAGTAGCTAAACGAGCACATGCAACTTACACCTACTATAAACCTACGATGGTTAATAGTTGGGATGTACCAAACTGGTTACCTCCTGCTAAACCGCAGAATGTAACGCAAACTGAAGCATTACTTACTTCATCTCATGCAGATACACCAATTCCTCCTAACAAAGCAAGTTCTTTTGTTGTTGTTAAGAGTGCTGTTCAAGTACCAATTGCTCTTGTTAAAAGTGCAGTTTATCCTGTTCTAGGTGTAGCTAATACTGCAGTGAAAGTAGTAGTTACTTCCTGCTTTGCTTCTATTTTAGCTTGTGCCTTGCTCTACGCAGCAATAGCCTGGGCTTTAATAACAGTTATTTCCCTTATTCTTTCCTTTATTGGCCGTTTATTCGGTCGAGACAAGAAAGTTAAGAAGTTACTTGCAGTCGAAGCTCATTCAGACGACAAGTATCAAAAACATACCGCCGAACTTTGGCGACGTAGAAAACCCATCATTCCCCATGCTGATCAAGCCCTTGAAGCAGAAGCCGTTAAGGTTGAAGCTCATGGCCTTGGCTCTATTGATGGATTGTCCTACATTCTAGCCTACAACACACTTCTAGCTAAATTTACTTTTAGTAGTGGTTATGCATTTGTAGGTAGTATGTTTACTGTTGGTGAAAATGTTTTCACCTTTCCCAGACATTTTCTTGTTCCTGGAACACTCCGTTCCATAGATATGTCAGGGACCATTTTTAAAGCATTTGACCATCTAGTAATAGTAGCTGAATCTCCGCGTTTTTTCCTATATAACGCTCCTAATAGAGATTTAGTTTACTGCTACATTCCAGGTGTCCAACCTTTTAGAAATTTAACCAAACATCTCCGCTCGCGCAACGATACTTCACTCGAAGGAGTATCCGGCACGGCACGCATCGAAGTCTTAGACTCCGATACCGTGGATGGAATTAATGGTATAGTTTCCCCTTCAATGATTCACCATTTGACTAACAAGAGTATTAATACTTTTGCTAAGCACCCCGAAACTGGTGAAGAAATTGCGCTTGCGCAATATTCTGAAACATTGATGTGTACTGGACTACCTTCCTCAATAGGTAAATGCTCCCTACCTGTAATGTGTACTAATGATGCTGTCCAAAAGAAGCTCATGGGTATTAACACTGCAGGATCTAACGACTCTTCATATGTAGCTCCTATGTACATTGAAGATATTGAACACATGCGAACTTTAATTGCAGCAATCAGAACTCAATCTGATATTCAAAATGTTGCTAATTGCCCTATAAATTTCGCAGACCCTCTTTCAATAGGCTGTTGTCCTATCAAAGAAACCCCTCAAGCTGGTTTCTATGAAGGCATGGCCGTCTATGCAATCATTGATAAACCTGGTAATTTTCCACAAAAAACAAACATTATTCCTACTCCTGTTAAAACTGGACAGATGCGACTTAATGAATGGATTTCACCACCGTACGAACTTAAAACAGCTCCTGCTAAACTTCGCACGACCGAATTCATCAACCCGCTCCATCTTTCCTTTCGTAAAGAAAAAGGAAGAAGAATGTATTTTGGATTAGACCTTTTCCCGCCAGAATATTGGCGAGGAATATTTACTGAATATTTCAAAGATTTCACCTATCGAATTCTTACACTTGAAGAAGCAATCAATGGAATTCCCACCCTTGGGAATTTTCATGGAATTTGTTTGACTACCTGTACCGGCCATCCTTGGTCCCAATATGGTTTTCAACGCTCAGATCTCATTGTGAGAGATTCACCTCATCCCAACGTCATGCCTTTCGT